TTGATGGAGCACCAATAGCCGTTATCGCTACGCTCAAGTCTTCCAATGTCAAAACAGGCGACATGGTGCAGACGTGGATCATCCGCAGCGACATGCACCCTTTAGAGGCTTTAGAACTTGGCGCTGATTCCTCTATCTGCGGCAATTGTGTTCACCGACAAAGCACAGGCGGCGCTTGTTACGTTACAGTGCACCAAGCACCGGCAGCGGTATATCGGACATACAAAGCCGGTAAATATCCAGCATTCAACTTAGCAGATCATGCGGCATTGTTTGCCGGTCGCAAGGTACGCCTCGGCGCATATGGCGACCCTGCAGCGGCACCGTTTACCGTATGGCAGACAATCACTGACTTGTGCATCGGTCACACTGGATACACTCACCAAGCTAGGCACAAGGCTTTCGATGCTCGCATTGCTACATTGTGCATGGTCAGCGCCGATAGCCCACGACAGGCCACCAAGTACCAGAAACAAGGCTTTCAGACTTTCAGGGTAGCAATGGCTGGTGATTCTCTCATGTCCGGTGAGATTGAATGCCTAGCAGATAGCCAAGGTCTGTCGTGCTTGCAATGTGGCTTGTGTGATGGTAAAAAGCAATCCGTAGCGATTACGGTACACGGTAAACGAGCAGCAAACTTCAACACGGCACTGGTGCCAGTGGTTAACATTTAACAACAAAGGAGCAATAGCACCATGATAAGAACCGCAACAAACACCACAGGCGACACATTCGCCACCATTGAGACAGTAGACAGCGCCTCTGGGCCATTCTTTAACGTTAGACTTTTCCGCGAAGAATTGCCCGACATGCGCCTACAGATAGCACACAGCGACATAGAACGAAGGACAAAGGAAGAAATAAGCGAGGCCGAGGTTTTAGAACGTCACCTTGTGCAGTCTTTGGCTCGCTTTGGATTCACTAGGGGAGACCTAAAATAATGCGAAAAGACTACACAAAGACCATAAGAGAAGAAAGAGAAGAAGAAAGAAGGCAGGAAGCAATCTATAGAGCAACAACAAACGGTAGCGTCATGCTGTCTGGGGTCTTGTTTGTTTGGATTGTCTGGGTTATGCTAATCGGACTCACTAACTAAGGAGCAAAAAAAAGATGGATTTATTCAATACACTAGGGCAAGTCATTGGCGGCATTGACACAGCACGAGAACGCGCAGACACTAGCGCAATTGAGGCGCTACAGGATGAACTATATGAACCTGAATTAAAAGACTATGGCGTAACTGTAGAACTTACAGTGTCAGCGGTTAACGAAAAAGAGGCTGTATTGTTTGTGCAGTCTTTGATAGAGCGTGCAAACAAGCTATCGAAAATTATATACGACATAGAGAGAGTAATTGAACTATGACAGTGCAACCGTGCAACACTTGTGGTACACTCAAACCCGCAGAACTACTAGCAAAAGATGCCGGGGCGCTACAGTGCGTCTCATGCTACACAGGCAAAAAGAAAACAACCCGTAAGGAAAAAAAGCAATGATTTACAGACTACGCAAAGAAAAAACCCGTTATGGCCTCACAAGGGGCCGCTGTTATACTGGCTTGCACCTTGGCTTACGATCATGGTATATACCACATGACAGGAAGCTGGCAGGCTTGAAGATTAATGATTGGCATGGACTGACTGAGGTGGTGAAATGAGCACAACATATTGGCAGGAAGACGTGACGGATGACCAAGAACCAGACCCAGAGCAACAAAGGCGCGACATGATAGTGCAAACCTTGAGTGAGTACAGACTCAACGTGATGGCCGTTAGCGAAATGTTAGCCATGTGCAGTGCTTACCTATCACAAGACCTTGAAAGTCGCCCTACGGACGAATTAGAGTCCTTATACGCGCAATTGGTCGGCAATGAGTCACAGGAGGTACATTGACATGCGATGCAAGGCATGTAATGCACTCATGGAAGACACAGATAAAGGTGATCTATGTCACCCGTGCAACGTAGAGTCAATCAAAGCTAGATTCCCAGAGCAAAAGGTGCAGGATAACGATGTCCAAGAATTGTATAACAAACTTTTAGAGGTAAGGAGGTTGACACAAGGAAAATAATGATATACTAGTACTCTAAAGAGAACAAAGGTAAACATTATGTTAATCATTATGATATATCTTTAGTTCTCTTTAGTTAACTTTAGTAAACTTTAGAGGTAGATAACATGGCAGTAGTAAGTGGTAAAGCAGCATTCGCTCACTTGGACAGCACAGAGGTGTATAACGGACAGGACACAGGACGGTATACCCTAACTGTAACCTTGGACGATGAAAACGCACAGATTTTGTCTGAACAAGGTGTAAAGCTGAAGGACTACAATGGAGACAAGCAACGCAAGTTTGCTAGTAAGTTCAACGTCAAGGTGATTGACGCTAACGATCAGCCTTTTGTGGGTAACATCCCACGGGGTTCTGTGGTACGCCTAAGCTATAAGACAGGCACTCCGCACCCTGTACACGGCACGCCTACATACCTGAATGCTATTAGGGTAGTAGAGGTAGCCGAGGACAGCAGTGGGATAGATGCAGAGCTATAACCACGGCAAGGATGATCCGTTTGTAAGGCATGAACCATGCCCCCAGTGTGGTTCTAAAGATGCACTGGCTCGCTATAGCAGCGGGTCAGCGCATTGCTTTTCAGCAGGTTGCGGTCATCACGAACAATCAAATGGCAATGTAGTAACACTACAGCCCCAACCAAGGAGGCCATTGGAAGATATGACATCATCAGGTGTTGTTGCAGCTATACCCGACAGAAGACTTAGCCAAGAGACGTGTAGAAAGTACGGTGTCATGGTGGAGTACAACGCTGCCGGTGAGATAGCAAAGCACATATACCCCTACTACAGCACCGACAGTGACGAACTAAAGGCCACAAAGATTCGCCATGTGAAAACCAAAGACTTTCACGTTACAGGCGATATAACCACCAATGTGGGCTTATTTGGTCAACAGACGTGCAAAGGTAAGGGTAAGTACATAACCATCACAGAAGGCGAGGTAGACGCTCTCAGCGTGTCTGAAATGTTCGAGCGTAAGTGGGATGTGGTCTCATTGCGTAACGGTGCATCATCAGCAGCCAAGGAGATAAAGGAAAACCTAGACTTCCTCGAAGGTTACGACAACGTGGTTGTTTGCTTTGATGGTGACAAGGCAGGCCAACAGGCCGTGGATGACATCAAGGACTTGTTCTCACCAAGCAAGCTGAAGATAGTAAAGCTACCCTTGAAGGACGCTAACGAAATGTTAGTAGCCAACAAGGTGCGAGACTTTACCGGCGCATGGTGGAATGCCAAGGTGTATCAACCTGACGGCATTGTTCAGGGTAGTGACACATGGGATGCCTTGACCAACAAGATTAAGGTAAAGTCAATACCTTACCCTTGGCAGGGCTTGAACGTCTACACCAAAGGCTTTAGACCATATGAGCTAGTGACGATAACGTCAGGGTCAGGCATGGGCAAAAGCCAGATGGTGCGGGAGTTAGAGTACTACCTACTAAACGCCACAGAGGACAACATTGGAATCCTAGCATTGGAGGAAGATGTAGCGAGGACAGCACTGGGAATCATGTCGGTACACGCTGACTGCCCATTGCACCTTGAGGAAGACTTAGACACTGACATGGCATTTCCTATCTGGGAGGAAACTCTAGGCACAGGCAGGTACTACTTGTTTGACCATTGGGGCAGCACCAGCGAGGACAATCTGTTGGCTAGGGTCAGGTATATGGCTAAGGCTTTGGACTGCAAGTGGATCTTCCTAGACCACCTGTCCATTGTTGTGTCAGCACAGGATAACGCCGATGAGCGCAAAGCCATTGACGCTATTATGACCAAGCTACGGTCACTGGTGCAGGAGCTAGGCGTAGGTTTGTTCCTTGTGTCACACCTAAAGCGTACCCAAGGCAAAGCACACGAGGACGGTGGGCAGATTAGCCTAAGTGAACTAAGAGGCTCACAGGCTATCGCTCAGCTATCCGACATGGTGATAGGCTTGGAACGTGACCAGCAGGACGATAACCCTGAGAAACGCAATACAACCACAGTGCGTGTTCTCAAGAATCGGTACTCAGGTTTGACAGGGGCTTGTTGCTACCTAAAGTACGATAACTTTACTGGTAGAATGGCAGAGACCAGCAAGCCAAAGGAGGATGCAGTCAATGAGCTATAAGCCTATGTTCCTTGACATAGAGACGAATGGTCTTGACCCTGATACCATATGGGTAGCTGTGACTATGCAGGACGATGTAGTACATGCTCACTATGATCGTGACAGTCTCTCACAGGCTCTCACAGGTAACTTCCCTGTAGTAGGGCACAACCTGATAGGCTTTGACCTACCAGTGCTGGATAAGCTATGGCACATCACAGTGGACAGAAGCAGAGTCAGGGACACCTTGGTGTTATCAAGACTTGCTAATCCCCAACGTGAAGGTGGACATAAGCTAGCAGTATGGGGCGGCAAAGGAGACCATGATGACTGGACATGCCTGTCAAAGGAAATGGTTGACTACTGTGTGCAGGATGTTCATGTGACAGCTAAGGCATACAACAAGCTAAAGCTAGAGCTACGTAAGTTTAAGCAGGAATCCATTGACCTTGAACATGAAGTACAGTGGATCATGCAGGAGCAAATACGCAATGGCTGGCTCTTGGACATGCGACATGCTATGGACTTGCTTGCTACCCTAAAGGAGCGTAAGCTGGTTGTCGAGGACGAAGTACACAAAGTATTCAAGCCTAAGTGGGTTGACGTTAAACAGGTAGTGCCGAAGACTAAAAAAGATGGCAGCTTGTCTAAAGTTGGACTCACCGACGATGAATACCAACAGGTACAACAGTCAGGCGATAGGTCTCCCTTTATGCGTAGAGCATTGAAGCCATTTAACCTTGGATCAAGACAGCAGATAGGCGAGTACTTGATTGACTTTGGATGGGAGCCTTGCAAGCTAACGCCTACAGGTCAACCAATGGTAGACGAAGCAGTGCTGTCTACTGTCAAGGACATACCACAGGCAGCATTGATTGCTGAGTACCTGATGTTACAAAAACGTGTAGCACAGGTACAGTCCTGGGTTGATGAAGCTGACCCAGAGACAGATAGAGTGCATGGCTACGTTAACACCAACGGCGCTGTAACCGGCAGGATGACGCACTCTAAACCTAACTTAGCCCAAGTACCGGCAGGATACTCACCGTATGGCAAAGAATGCCGACAGTGCTGGATTGCTAGAGACGGCTATAAACTTGTAGGTTTTGATGCTAGTGGCCTAGAGCTACGCATGTTGGCCCATTACATGAACGACGAGGACTATACGAATGAAGTCATTGGAGGAGACATCCATACTGCTAACCAGCACCTTGCGGGACTTGAATCACGAGATTCAGCAAAAACTTTCATCTACGCGCTGCTGTACGGTGCTGGAGACGCAAAACTTGGTACGGTGGCGGGAGGAGGCGCAAGTGCTGGTAGACTGCTTAGAGAGCGATTTATGTCTAATCTCCCAGCATATGCAGATCTTAAAGGAAGAATTAGTCAAGAGGCAGTACAGGGTCGGATCAATGGACTAGATGGTAGGCTACTACACATCAGGTCAGAACATGCAGCCTTGAACACCTTACTCCAAAGTGCGGGTGCAATTGTAATGAAAAAAGCCTTGTGCTTGTTACAAGAGTATGCTAAACTATGGGGTCTTGATTACTACTTTGTAGGGAACATCCATGATGAAGTACAAGCAGAAGTTAGATCAGACCAAGCAGACAAGTACGGAAGACTCGCAGTATCCTGCTTGGAAGCAGCAGGAATTGAACTTGGGCTTAACTGTAAGCTCACAGGAGACTACAAAGTTGGAAGTAGTTGGGCAGAAACACATTAAAGAAAATTGTAATACGTGTGGTGTGGAACTAACAGATACTAATTGGAATCTTTCTTGGAAAAAAATCAACAGAACACAATGTAAAAATTGTTGTAATCCTAATAGAAAAATACATAATCCAAATAGAATGTATGTCAATGGCAAATATATATCTAAAAATCATCCATTGCACAAACCCGGACGCTACAAGTCCTTTGGTGATGCAGCCTTTGAGTCTTTAGATAACTACAAGACTTCAAAGCAAGGACAAGTGTACATCCTGTACAGCCCTGCTTACCCTAGCTGGGTTAAGATAGGCATGGCAGTGGACGCAGAGGACAGGCTCAAGCAATTTCAAACAGGTAGCCCATACAGGGATTACATCTTGATAAAGGCTTATGACACTGATGACAGGCGTAAAGCAGAGAGTGAGATACATGAGTTACTGAGGAAAACTCATGCCAGTAAGAACGAATGGTTTGTAATCTCTGCCCCAGTAGCTAAAGAAATACTAGATGGATACTTCAATGAAGACAACTAACACCCTGATAGATGACATTTATGCTTTGGTGAAAACTAAAACACCGGATAGGTCAGTGGACGCTGAACAAATCATAGATGACTTTGGTGAAGCATGTAAAGACCTTATGCGTAAAGAGTTTACCAGTCGTGGTAGCTTTGATGGGCGCAAGTTGCGTATGTCCAACATAGGCAAGGACGACAGATACCTGTGGAACCATTACAACAATGTGGGGCCGAAGGAGAAAATGCAGCCACATACGCTTGTAAAGTTTATGTACGGTCATTTGATTGAGGAAATGTTGCTCCTGTTTGCGCGTCTAGCTGGTCATACAGTGACACATGAGCAAGCACAGGCCACCGTAGAAGGTATCTCAGGTAGCATGGACTGCAAAATTGATGGCATAGTGACTGACGTTAAGTCAGCCAGCAGCTATGGCTTCAAGAAGTTCAAAGATGCTACGCTTGCATTTGATGACCCCTTTGGGTACATAGATCAAATCAAAGGATACGCTAAGTCTGAAGGTGAGACACAAGTAGGCTGGCTGGCTATGGACAAAGCTAACGGTCACTTGACTTACCTAAAGTATGACCTAGAGGATACACAGGCTCCTGTCTACGAGGTTCTAAAGAAGGACATTACAGAGCGCATCATCCACGTAAAGGAGATGGTACAGCAGGAAGAACCCCCTGAACTATGTCATCAGCCTGTACCTGATGGTAAGTCAGGCAACATGAAGCTGGCTACAGGTTGCTCTTACTGTCACTTCAAACATGCTTGCTATCCTGAGCTACGTACATTCTTGTACTCAACAGGGCCAAGGTTCTTAACGGAGGTGGTGAATGAGCCTAAAGTCCAAGAGATTACGTAGGGCTAGTATCTACAGGTCTGGCCTTGAAAAGAAGTTTGCTCAGCTAGTGCCAAAACGTAGATACCTGTATGAGCCATATGATGTACCATACGTGATGCACAGGAAGTACAAGCCAGACTTTGTTGACAAGAAGACAGGCGACTACATAGAGACTAAAGGTTTCTTTAGGACAGGAGATACCCAAAAGTACACCTCAATACGTGATAGTATTGCACCCACTAAGTTAATTTTTGTCCTGTCTGACCCTAACAAGAAGGTCAGGAAAGGTTCTAAGATTACAATGGGGCAATGGTGCCACAAGGAAGGCTTTGAGTTTTACACAGTTGATGAGTATGTAGATCATGTCACTAACAATGGATGAAGTCAGAGAACGTGTCTTAGCGAGATACGACGCAGAAGACTTGTTAGAAGCCTTGGACATAACGTCCGAGGAACTACTTGACAGGTTTGAAGATAAATTTATTAATCGTTTAGCCTTCTTTGAAGAAGATGTAGACGGAGAACTAGAGGATGACAAGGCAGATGAAGATGAGTATTGATGACGCAACCCCAGAAGAATGGAACAAAGTAAACAGGAAGAAAGAGTGGGAGTGGATGGAAGAAGTTAGTAATGACCACCCTTTCTTTGGAGATAAACCGGACAACAAACCGGACATGGTGAACCGTCCAGCACACTACAACAATGGTAAAATGGAATGTATTGATGCCATTCACGGTATGCTCACACACGATGAGTATATTGGTTATCTTCGTGGTAATGCACTCAAGTATAACTGGCGCTGCCGCTACAAAGGCCAGCCCATAGAAGACTTACGCAAAGCACGATGGTACGAAGAACGATTGATTGCCTACATGCTGGAGCACCCAAGTGACAAATAAGACAGGCACACAGGACTACTTAGGTATACAGATTGACTATGATAGAGAGAAAGACCTTAGTGTATTCTCACTAGAGACACTAAAGGACAGATACTTCTGGGAGGATGAAACCCATGCACAAGAAGCCTTCGCAAGAGCATCGGTCTATAGCGCAACGTATCAAGGCCATACTGACTACAATCTTGCACAGCGACTTTACGACTACGCAAGCAAGGGCTGGTTCGGTTTTAGCACTCCTATACTTAGCAACGGGGGAACCACTCGTGGTTTACCTATTAGCTGTTTTCTCAATTATGTTCCAGATTCAAGGCGTGGTTTATCTGACCATTATGATGAGAACATATGGCTGGCAAGTGGAGGTGGAGGCTTGGGTGGATATTGGGGTGCTGTTAGAAGTAATGGCGTTTCAACTTCTAACGGTAGTCAGTCTACTGGTAGCATTCCATTCATGCACGTAGTTGACAGTCAGATGCTGGCGTTTAATCAAGGAGTAACTAGACGAGGATCATATGCGGCCTACATGGACATCAGCCATCCAGAGGTTGAAGAATTTATTGCCATGCGGAAGACTACTGGAGGTGATCTTAATAGAAAGTGTCTTAATCTGCATAACGGTATCACTATTACTGACGATTTTCTTACAGCCGTTAAGAATGATGACCAGTGGAGACTGATTGACCCTAAGTCTAAGCAGGCCATCAAGACTGTATCGGCAAGGGACTTGTGGTGGCAGCTAATACACACTAGGGCAGAGACAGGGGAACCCTACATTGTTAACCTAGACCGCTGTAATGAGGCTCTACCGGAGACACAGAAGAACATGGGGCTAGAGGTACGCCAGAGTAACCTATGCTCTGAGATTACCTTAGCGACTAGCGAGGAGCGTACAGCAGTCTGTTGCTTATCTAGTGTGAACCTAGAGTACTTTGACGAATGGAAGGACGATGAGTTATTCATCAGTGATCTAATCACAATGCTTGACAACGTGATAGAACACTTTATTGACAACGCTACACATGGGGAACATGCGTGGCACTTTAATGACACCTTTAGGGAGTTTAGTAAATATGTTCAGCCAGATAAAACAGGCTTTGCAAAAGCCGCTTATAGTGCATATAGAGAACGCGCAATCGGCCTTGGAGCAATGGGCTTTCATAGCTACCTACAACGCAATGGTATACCTTTTGAAGGTATGTACGCTGCCAGTTTCAATAACAGAGCATTCAAGCACATTAAAGATAGAGCCACATCAGCTTCTAGTGTTCTTGCATCTGAACGTACTGAAGCACCTGATATGGCTAATGGGAACCTTCGTAATTCTCACCTGCTTGCTATTGCTCCTAATGCCTCTAGTAGTATTATATGCGGTGGAACGAGTCCTTCAATTGAGCCAACTAGGGCTAACGTATTTACGCACAAGACTTTGACAGGATCATACAAGGTAAAGAATAAGTATCTGGAGGAATTGCTTGAGAAGAAAGGTATTAACAACGAACAAACGTGGAAAGATATTGCTGCTGCTGAAGGCTCTGTTAAAGACTTGGAGAAACTCACAGAAGAAGAAAAGGAGATATTTAAGACAGCACCTGAACTTGACCAGCGATGGGTCATCGAACACGCCTATCAGAGACAGAAGCACATCTGCCAAGCGCAGTCAGTAAACCTGTTTTTTGAGCCACCACCGGCTACAGCACCACAGGAGGTACACAATGAGTATTTGGAGTACGTTAATCACGTACATTGGACAGGAGCTAACAAACTCAAATCTATGTATTACCTGCGAACTACGGCGGCTAGAAATACAGAGAATGTTAATGTTAAAATCCCAAGAATCAACCTTGAAGACGGGGAGTGCCTAAGCTGTGAAGGATAGAATTAGAGCATGGTTCATGCGTTTCAAGTCTAAACGTAGCAGTAGCAGTAAGAACATTTGCAAGTGGGACTTGGAGAAGGAAGCATGAAGGATGAACACCCTGTCTACAGGGCTAAATTTTATATACCAGAGCTAAAAAAGTCTGTATCATGGAAAGAGTACCTAGATTACTACAATGACTTAGATGAGCAATTCTGGCTGTACAGTTACTATTGCTCTCAGATGTGGGCAAGCTACATGGACGACAAATGCAAAAGGCGTGAAGCGCCATTGAGCTACAGAGATTATGTCGATAAATACACAAAACTGTTAGAGGAAGGATTCAATGATAGACCAAAAGATTAGAGCCATGAAGAAGCTATACAACGCTGAGATAGATGTTTACAAGGCAGAGGTGCAGAACTATCTAGACAACCCTGTGGGCGTAGGAGAGCATGGTAACTTGATTGAGACTATGGATAACCTTGTTGCTAAGATTGCAGAAGCAGAAGATAAACTAATTGTATTGGAGACACACTTCAGTGAGTAATGTGATAAACTTAATGCCTACGGAAGCTACCGCTAACGAAGTGCTAGAGGAATGTAAAGGTGACTTTGAGCATGTACTAGTTATCGGCTGGACTCCTGACGATGCTCTGACAGCTAAATCCACAACGTCTATGGACATGAAAGAGATAATTTACCTGATAGAGGTATTCAAACAAGCAATTATTATGGCAGGACATGAAGTAGAATGATAGTAGACGAAATGCTACCTAAGATAGTCGTAGGGGCTATCACGGAGAACGAAGATGGCTCTGCAAATGTAGACCTACACCTAGAGCCAGAGGCTGTGTCCTTCCTAATACAGGTGGGCTTTGAGAGACTAATGAAAGATTACTTAGAGGATAAGGTACAAGAGGAACGGCATGAGTGATGAACTAATACATCTCATAAGCCTTTGGGCCATGAAGCGTGGTATAGTTAACAACAGCACACCTTTAGCGCAGTTTGCTAAACTTGTGTCTGAGATAGGAGAGCTAGGGGATAACATAGCCAAGGAGCGTGACGTGACTGATGACATTGGTGACTGCTTGGTGGTGTTAAACACCTTAGCCATAATGAACGACACTACCCTAGAGGAATGCCTGAAGGTAGCGTATGATGATATTAAAGATAGGAAGGGACACATGAATACTCATGGTGTCTTTATTAAGGAAGGAGATGTAGGATGATTAAATTCACAAGTAATGCAAACGATTCTGGATTCTCAAATGATTACTCTGTAGAAATGAATATAAGTAACGGAGTGGACATACATGAACTTATGGAGTTTTTTAGCTGCTTTACACAGGCGGTAGGTTACTCACACATTCTTATGTACAAAGCGTGTAAAAGATACCTGAAAGAGCATGAGTTTGAAATGAATGGACTTGCGGAGGACGCTGAATGAGTTTATTAGATACCAGAGACTACTACAAACCATTTGACCATCCTTGGATGTTCGACTATTACTCACAACAGAATCAAATGCACTGGTTCCCAGAGGATGTACCGCTGCACAATGATGTGAAAGACTGGCAGACGATGACTGACGAGGAGAAGAACCTACTGACTCAGATCTTCCGCTTGTTCACACAGTCAGATGTAGACGTAGGTGCTGGGTACGTAGACCGCTACATGCGTATCTTCAAGAAGCCAGAGGCACGTATGATGATGTCTAGCTTCGCTAACATGGAGTCAATACACCAACATGCCTACAGCCTGCTATTGGACACCGTAGGGATGCCGGAGGTGGAGTATAAGGCGTTTGCAGAGTACGAGGCTATGGCTGACAAGCACGAGTACATCAACGCTGTGAAGGTCACTAAGGGCGACAAGAAGTCTATAGCTAAGGCACTGGCGATATACTCAGGATTTACTGAAGGGCTACAGTTGTTCTCTAGCTTCATCATCCTGCTGAACTTCCCACGCTTCGGTAAGATGAAGGGCATGGGACAGATCATTACCTACAGTATACGTGACGAGTCCATGCACGTAGAGGCAATGACCAAGTTGTTCAGGGAGTTTATCAAAGAGAACATAGACCTGTGGACTGATGACTTCAAGAAGGAGATATATCAGGCATGTCGTGAAATGGTTGACCTAGAGGATAGGTTCTTGGACTTGGTGTTTGAGCAAGGTGACATTCCCGGCCTAACCAAAGCAGAAATGCAACAGTACATAAGGTACATTGCTGACCGTAGGCTGCTACAGCTAGGACTCAAGCCTAACTACGAGGTTAAAGAGAACCCCTTAAACTGGCTTGATGATGTGCTTGGTGTAGAGCATCAGAACTTCTTTGAAGGACGTGCTACTACCTACATGAAGGCTGGACTCAGGGGTGACGTTGGTAAGGTTAGGTTTGCTAGTGTAGGATAGAGAAGACTAGGGGGCGCAATGCCCCCTTTTTTCTACTGTCCTGTTAACATTCCTGCCTGTCTTTGTTGTCTAGAGCCTTGACCACCCATGGGAACATTACGCACCACAGGCTCCTGAGTTACTTCTGGAGCCTTTTCTGCTTCCTGTCCTACATCTATACCAGCCGTAAGTAAGTATGCTCTAACTTGATTAGCAGCGGCTTCAGGAGTCTTAGCTTTAGCCTGTGACCTAAGCAGACCTATGAGTACATCAGGGTCTAACAGAGCTTGTTCTATTAATCTTTGAGATTGTGTGCGAGTTAACTTGTTTAGAACATCCCTAGCAGCTTTAGAAGACCTATTAGCCACCGCTAGTGCTCCAGCACCTGAAGTAAACTTAGCTGTAATGTTAAGAGCTAACATAGAAGCTAAACCTTCTACAAGAGGACTAGCAGCTACTTCAGCAGCTTCTTTATCAGTAAAGCCTTTAGTAGGATCTTTGAAAGAAATTTCAGCTATCTTATCTAACCTACGTAGAGATTCCTGCTGTGCAGGTGTTAGCACTTCTTCAAACAGTTTTTTAAAGCCTAAGTCTGTTTCTATAACAAAGTCTAAAGACTTAAATCCTTCAGCCCAGTCTGACGCTGTACGTGTTCTTAGCTTAGTTAAAAACTCATCTAACACTACTGCCTGTAAGCCTTGTTCTACACCATCTACTGTAGCAACTTGATTTAACCTTCGTATATCGTCTCTAGTCATACCGCTGACAACAGGATATATATTTTCAGGGTCAGCATTAAGCAGCGCAGCTACTGAAGTTTTATTTTTGTCAGTTAAAGAAGCTATCCTGCCTTCTTTACTAGCTATGTCTTGAGCAACAGTTTCAATAGCGTCAGCTACAGTTCTTAATTCTGTGCTTAAACCCGGAAATTGTCTTAACATAGGGCCATAACCCTTAAAGAAAGACTCTTTACGTGTAGTACCATAGAACTTGTCACGTAGAGCTTCCGCAGTTAGCTCTGCCGTAGCTGGTGCAGCAGGTAACTCAACTCCTGTAGTCGATCTTCCTGTAGCTAAACGCTGTACCCTTTCAGCTTCTGCCGCACCTTTACCGCCCCTTTTAACTATAGTTTCTAACGCTGCTTCAGGAGCTAGTCTAGCCTCTTGATCTACGTTAACTTGCAATAATCGCCCAAGGGTGCCTTTGTTAAAGTTATCTCTAATAGCTCTAGTGTATGCAGAAGCAGCCCTGTAAGCGTCTTTACTTCCTGCTTTGTCAATAAATTTAGATATTTCTTTTTCTACTTCACTTAATAATCTAAGTTTGTTACTTTCGCCTGCGGCTCTAGCGGCTCTCATGTCCTGTAAGACAGAGCTTCTATAACCACTTAAGAAACCAAAGTCATTCCTAAGTTGTACAGTTTTACCGTCTACCTTCTTAGTGCCCATTTTAGCTTTTTGCTTATAGATGCCTGAAGGAACCTGTGCGTCAGGGATAGCCTCTTTACGTGCAGCACGTTCTAGTTTAGTTATAGCTGTTTTTAGGGGCTGTAAGTTTAAAGGCTCTTTCTTGCCAACAGCAGACCACATTTCGTTCTCAGTCTTCTTAGCTGCATCGTAGGCTTCCTGTGTAGCTGCTACAAACTTTAATGATTCTTCATCAGTAGCAAAGTCTCTACCTTCCCCTTGCAACCTGTCTAGCTCATTTCTAGCTAAATCAATCTGGTCATTTAAGTCATTGACAGCACTGGTTACGTACTTGTTAGCGGAAGTGACTACATCAACACCTGTCTTTGACTTAGGTATTTCTTTCTTTAAGTTGTTAACAATAAGCTGAGTGTTATCTGCCCTACCTCTAGCAATAGCGTTGTTAACAGCATTGTAGTCAGAAGATAATGCTCTTAGTGTTGCTGATAAGGCAGGGTCTTCTACAAGCTGTGCAGTAGTTACTGTGCTAGGGTCAACACCAGCATCTTCTAAAATTAACCTGTTTCTCTCTATGTTAGATATAACAGTTTCAGGGTCAGCCGCTACTTCTTGAAAAGTCTCTGCTGTACGTCTGTAAACACCTGCTTCAGTTAAAGGTAAATAAGCATCTTCAGCCTGTTTTACAACAACTTCTTTTAGTTTATTAGCAGCAGAAGGTGTTAATCCTCCAGCTAAAGCACCCACAAGTTCTCCTGCTGCTGACTCTGGAGCTATTTCTCTAGCTACGCCAGCGCCTGTGCCTGCTGATGCACCTAAAGCTGTTTCAGCGGCTACAGTAGAAGCTGCTGGCCTAGTCGCAATCATTGTAGCTCCTGCTTGAGCTAGCCTTGGCCCTAAAACAGCAGCGCCCACAGCGCCTTCTGTGGCGTATTCAGCACCTTTACTTAGGATACGTTCAAAAGCAGTGTCAATCTCTGCTATGGGTGCTTCAGCCGCAGTAACAACAGGAGTGCCTGTGAGAAATTCAGTAGCTAAATCAACAGCATCAGTTACATTCATCTGTGGTGGGATGTAAGAACCCCCAGCTAGTGAGTTAACTCCATCAATAGCTAAGTTAACTACATCACCGGGAAGATCAAGTAGGTTAAATATACCTTTATTAACACCTTGAGATATAGCTCCTAAAGTACCCATAGGGTCAATACGAGCCTGCTGGCTTACGTTGTCTATAGCCTCTTGTTTTTTAGCTTGAGCTATTTCACCACGGCCTCTAGGTTTTCTTGCAGCAGGAGTTTCCGGTGTTTCTAGGCTAGTTAGAGCATTTAACTCTGATACAATAAATCTTATATCTTCAGAAGGAGCATTGTTTTCATCCATCCTAAGGAGTAAGTCTTCTAACTCTTTTATCTGTGCTTGAGACATTTAAGACTCCTGTTACTTATTTTCCGCTATGATACGAGCTAGTCTTTCTTCTTTTGATTCTTCTTGTCTACTTCTGCCTAACACTTGATTTACTCTGGCTTCAATAGCTTCATCAAACTTACCTTCATCAACTAATTTTTGTATTTGAGGAGTTATAGGCGTCGCTGCAATCTTCGCCAATGCTTGATTAAGTTCTTGTCCGGTAAAAGGAACAACACCTTGCTCATTAGCTTTAGCGCCTCTATCTAAAGCAGTATTAGCCGCTATAGATAATCCTAAAGAAGTGTTTACTAATTTAGTAAAGATAGCATCATTGTCAGTAAAATCTGTAAAAGTAGGAACTAACTGGACTCTAAAGTCTTTCATTTCCTGTTCTTTTATCTGTCCACCAGACAAGTCTCTACCTACAGACTGTGCTATAGCGTCCTTAGCTATCTTAATCTGATTAGCTCTTTTACTTACATCAGAGTCAAAGAAGCCGCCCACCATCCTAGCCGTAGGAGCTTCTACAAGACCTAACACAGCGCCTCGTTCACTTGTACCAGATAAACCAGATAGTTGCTTGGCAAAGTTTTTTACACTTCCTGCTGCTGTAGTTCTTAAAGTTTCTTTAGTAGTAGGGGCTTTACCTTCTGCTGTCTCTACTGCTCTTGTTTCTCTTATACCACCAACATCATAAAGCTCTTTCCACTCCCTAGTTGTAGGGTCTAATACCTTACCATCATCACGTTGATTAAGAGCTATTATTTTTGTGCCTTTTGATTTATCATTAGGGTCAATATAGACTTCAAAGTTAACAGTCTCTGCCTTTTGGTTCTCAGGCTTATAAAGTTCCTTAAACTGGTCTACATCTAAATAAGATAATTCACCAGCTTCAATAGATGCTTGAGTTTCTTCTGGAACATCATAAAGTTTACCTAATGTAGCGTAAGTACGGGTACGTTGTTTTCTGCTTAGTCCAGCAGCTCTTTCAGCCGCAGCTTCTGCTACTTGTTCTTGTCTAAGTTTAGCCACAAACTCAGGGCCAATAGCAAAACTTTCGTAGTCATCTACATACTCTGCATACTCAGGGTTTTCTTTTAAGAAGGCTATATCCCCTGCCCTGCCTTTTTCTGTCCTTTCTTTAGTAGTTCTTGCTGTCTGTAGCCGCCTACCTTCAGTAGCTAACGCAGCAGCTACTTGTAAAGATTGAGCATCCGTAGCATTAGCCGCTATAATTTGAGCGCGTTGTAATAAACCTTCAGGAGACAAAGGGTCTTTAACTTGCTTTAGTTCTTGCTGTAGTTTCTCACCGGGAGTCCTCATGTCCATCCCAAGCAAACCACCAAGGTTTCTAGCAAACATGCCACCAAGACCACTAGGGCCAAACTGTTGTGCAGGTGGCAGCATAGAAGCGCCAGCAGCGCCCTGTTGATTTGCTGGCCCTTGACCAAAGCTACCCAGTTGTGTTAGTAAACCGGGAGTAAATCTTATGTTTCCTCTAGCCATTATCAATCACCTTAATTAAAGATACTGCTGAACAAACCACCTAAAGTTTCTCCACCAAAGATGCTACCAATTAAATCATTTGTACTACCTGCACCAGCTTCAGCAGCGCCTGTAGCACCAGCAGCACCTAACATAGAACTATATATCTGACCAAGCAAGTTAGCTCTAGCTAGTTCAGTTTGTGCTTGTGATTCTAGTCCACTTATGCCTGCTTCAGCAAGATAACCTGCACCCTGTCGTTGACCTGTACCAGCAATGTTAGCCAAGTTAATAGCAGGAGTAAGCGAAGAAAGCAATTGTTGCTCTGGCAAGTACTGTAAGCCCATAGCAGCGCCAATGTTGCCTAACTGTGCGCCTTGTAGCGAAGCAGGTAATGCAGCAGCACCGGAGCCTAGTCCAAAGAGTCCCTGTGCAAGCCCTAGCTGTTGCATTTGCTCTGCTTGTGCTTGCTCTAATGCGCCTAGAGATGCTCTAGCCTTAGCTTCCTCTTGTGCCTGTGCTAACGCTAGTTGCTCTGGAGCACCACCAAACTGTGCTGTACGTAATCCCGTACGTCCCTGTGATTGTAGTCTTTCTTCAAGTGCAAGTCTAGCACGTTCTTCCTCTGGTCTTTGGACAGCACGTATTCTTTCGTATACATCAGCTTCCCTTTGACCCATAGGAGCCATAAGCCCTGTGAGAGCGCCTGATAAGCCTCCTAACGCCTGTCCAGTGATACCTGATACATCTGGTATACCTGAACCAAAACCTCCTGTAACAGGGGCCATCGGCTGGTCTGTTCTGCGGTATTGGCTCGCGTCCATCATTGGGGGAGTCGATCCTGTTTCAGACTTTCGTGCCCTATCAAACTCTCGTCCCCCACGAGGGATCATAAAAGGGTCTAACTGTGTAGGTGGTCTTACAGGCCCACTAGTCACATATCCAATGTCTCCGGGTTGTCTTGCTACAAAATTATATATGTCTCCAGCAAGGTTAAGAGGATCTTCACCTCCCCTTTCTTGTAAATACTTTTGTCTTTCTTCTTCAGCTTTCTGTAGTCGTTCAGGAGTTAAATTTGCAAATTCAGAAGATCTGTCTTGCGGTGTGCCATCACGATTGCCAGTCCTAAACTGAGGCTTATAAGAAGGCCTAATAGGAGCTGAGCCTCCACCCATGCCACCCATGCCGCCAAGCAAGCCACTAGTAATAGCTTGTAGCTGCTGTTGTTGTGCAGCTTGTGCAGGAGACAATGAAGTAGTAAAGCCACCTTCAGGTGTAGTGGTGACACCACCAAAGCCTGTGGACACTGTAAAGGGTCTAAAGGCAGTGCCTGCTGCTGCTTCTTCACCAATACGCTGTGCGCCTGTAGCAAGACCAGAGCCTACAGAACTAAGTCTGTCCATTACATCGTCTAAGGCTGCATAGGACAAGCCTGTTTGTGCAATGCCACTAAGAGGTAAGTTACCTATGCCTGTTAGAAGATTATTAAAGAAGCCCCCACTTTCGCCAGTGTCCTGTTGTGCGCCCATTACGGGTATCTGTGATGCTACTAAAGGTAATCCTATCATCTTTATTCTCTTATGTCAATACTGTTGTTATTACAGAAGCTGCCCCTGTTACTACAACAGTAACAACAAGCCAAGCAAGACGCTCCCACTTGCGAGCATGGGCTGCTGCCATTTCTCTAAGCTGCCGTAGCTCTGCCGTAGCTTCACCCCACCGCTCACCACATTCTTTCTCGTGTTGAGCAATCTTTTCTAGTGCTTCTAAAGCTAAGTCAAGTGTTTGCGTTTGCTCTTGTTTCATTACCAAGGCACACCCTTAGCCGTAGCTGGTGTAATTTGCCCGTCGATATTCGCTTGTAGTGATGCTTCAATAGCCTCAACATCTAACTCACCCTGCACCCAGCCAATCACATCAGCTTCGGTTAGGTCATCATAAGCTATGTAATCCTCTGAGGAGGGGTCTGGGGTGAATCCACAGGTTCCATAGGATGAAGCAGTGTAGGTCACAGCGTCATCTCCAGTACCCACAGTTTCAGTTTCAGTAACTCGCCAGTGGGCTACGATTACCCCTTGGTCTGAGTCAGTGTTGCGTTCAAGTGTTGCAATAGTCCATGTAGCCATTTTAGTTCTCCTTAGATTGCTGCGATGATGAAGGCTAGAAGTTCAGAGTAGCGCACACCCATGCGGCTACGTTCCTCACCAGTTTCTTCGTCAGTCCATGTTGAGTTGATAAACATTGCGTAACGTCCAGCGTCTAAACCTTCAGCTTCAAATGCTGCCTGTAGGTCTTGTGCGATGATTCCAAAGTGGATACGAGCATCGTCGCCTTTCTCCTCAACGCTGCTAATCCATCTGAACTTGCGTAGTAAACCTTTAGCCGCTACAGCGACACGTTGCTCTGCGTCAGAGAGTGCTTCAATGTCTTGCTTCTCATTGCGGTCTGATGTCTGGATAGTGCCGTTGGTTGCGTAGATGTCATCGAACCTAGCGCCACTAAAACCTAAGTCGATTACATCATCGTCAAAACTATTTGCTGTTTTTGTGGGCAGCAATGCGCCAGTGCTTGTGACTGATCCCGTTAAACCTGCGCCGCCTAATAAGATGTAAGAGTCACTGCTGCCCCTACTACCAATACTACCGACTTTGGTCGAAGACCCCTGATAAAACTCTAAAATGTCTCCATTTGAGGCTGTGCGATTAAAGCTAGTACAAACAGCTGCTTTGATAACCCAGTTATCAGAAGAAGGGCGTATTACAGTTTTTGCTGTGTCATTGAAAGTAGCCGACGTGTCACCCACCAAAAAATTGCCGTTAGAGTCGATGCGCATGCGTTCTGCGGCATTGGAGCCTAAAATCAAAGCATTATTTCTATCTGAGCCAACAAATGCAGAATCAAATGCTGAGTTAGATGTAACAGAAAAACGTAGTGTTGCTGTGTCGCCGCTAGATACAGCACTGTTCTGTATGCGTAACTCAACGTCGTTGCCAGAATTAGATGTGGATATTTTGACATTGCCGCTAGAGTCGATGCGCATGCGTTCTGTGTCGTTGGTTCTAAAGGTAACAGGATGATTAGTGTCAGTGCCTATGCGACCTACAGAGTTGTCTGCACCCAAAACTGCTTTTACATTATTAGTGGTATCTTCAACAATAATTTCTGGAGTTGTAGCATCCGCAACGTGTAATTTATGGGCTGGCGTAGTACCAATACCAACATTCCCGCTTGCGTCGATGCGCATGCGTTCTGTATTGTTTGTACCGAACAGCAAATCAGCATTGTCTCGCAAATAAACATAACCTTTTGCATCAGATGCTTGAGCTATATCAAGTCCTGTATTTCCTGTTTCCGTAACACGAACTGATGAAAAAGTGTCAGTTTGTACTTGAAGTCCTCCTCCAGCGGCAAAAGTAGGACTGCTAGTGCCAATACCGACATTCTCAGAACTATCAATAGTAATCGCCGTGGCATCTGCGTTGTCATCAATACCGGGCGAGGTAAAAGAACCAGTGAATGTGGGATTAGCTGTAGGTGCCTTAGCATCTAACTGGGTCTGGACTGCTGAAGTAACACCATCAAGGTAGTTCAATTCTGCGGTGGTAGCAGTAACGCCATCTAGGATATTTAGCTCTGCTGTAGTGCTAGTGACACCATCTAGGATATTTAGCTCTGCTGTAGTGCTAGTGACACCATCTAGGATATTTAGTTCAGCAGCAGTAGCTGTAACACCATCTAGGATATTTAGCTCTGCTGTAGTGCTAGTGACACCATCTAGGATATTTAGTTCAGCAGCAGTAGCTGTAACACCATCTAGGATATTTAGCTCTGCTGTAGTTACTGTAGCACCATCCAGAATCTCTAGTTCTGCTTCAGTAATTGTAGCGGAGCCAATAGTAAACGAAGTACCAATAGTAGGTGTGTTAAGTGTAGGCGATGTAAGTATTTTATTGGTTAGCGTCTGAGAGCCTGTGAGAGTCACTACAGTGCTGTCAATAGCAAAGGTTACAGCGTTACCAGAGCCGCTAGTGTCTACACCAGTGCCGCCAGTAAACGTAAGTGTCTCTGAGTCTAAGTCAATGCTTAGAGCACCACCGGAGTCTGCTTGGAAGTCTAAGTCTTGTGCAGTTACCTGAGAGTCTACATAGGCTTTAATTGACTGTTGTGTAGCTAGTTTAGTTGCACTGTTAGAAGACATATCGTCTTCATCTTTAATACCAGTTACAGTAGCACCATCACCCGCAATGTTAATACTGGTGTTAGCTACAATAGTTGTTCCTGTAATAGCAGCAGCAGTAGATGCACCTACAGTAGTGCCGTCTATAGCACCACCGTTTATATCTACAGTTGGTATAGTTGTAGTACCAGTAAACGTAGGGCCAGCAGTGTCTGCCTTAGTTGCTACAGCAGTTGCAATGTTATTAAACTCTGTATCAATCTCTGTGCCTTTAACAATCTTATTGGCATTGCCGGAAGGCAGAGTGTCTTTAGTTGCAAAGTTTGTTGTCTTTGTATAATTAGTCATTAAATTAGTCTACCTAAAATTGCTTCAGTGTTTAACTCTTGAATGGATAAAGCACCACCGTTAATTGTTGCTTCAATACCGATAGTAGCGACTTTACCTGAGCCTGTAGCTTTTACTCTAGCTACGTCAATAACAATAGTTGCACTATATTCCGATGTGCTAACATTGTACTCAGAGACACCATACTCAGCAATTAAACTTGTGGCTACTGTAAACGCCTGTTTACTGTAACCTTCCGTATAATCATAAGCCCAGTTGCCAACTACTTGACTACCTGAGCCGCCTATGACTGTAAACGATATTTCCTTCAACATCTTAATTCTGGAAGGATCGCCAAAAGACATAGGGTTAGTAAAGTACTTCATTACGTAAGTATCTGTGTCATCCAGAAACTCATCGTACTCGTTTATACCTTTATCATTGCCTAAATACAAAGTACCGTCTGCAAGTCTAGCGCCAGAAAGTACAGTTATACCTGCCCATATAGTTGCTCTGTAGCTACCGTCTTCTAGTGTTCCTCTCATGTCAAACACATAAACTTCTAAGGACGTTGGTAAGAACAAAAGATAAAAAGATTCTTCTGGGCTGTAAACAGACTTGATGTTGTTTGTCTCATTGTTAACAGCGAGCATCATTGTGTCTCTTACATTCCTAGACACGTTACCTATAGGGTTAGACTTTTCTTGTATAACTCTACCTAAGCTACGCAGTCCAGAGTCAGACAGGAAGATCAAGTCTGTACCTATTGCCTGTACACTGTCCCTAGCAATACAGCCAATACCAGTAATAACATCAGCTAACGTCATGCTCGCAGGAGAAGATGCACCAGAGTACAGTAAGATACTTCTTTTACAGAAGATAACTAAAAAGTTGTTAAACTCTCTAAGTGCTACTATCTCATCAAATCCTTCAGGGAACACAGTAGTTAAGTCTAGTGAGCCTGATGAACCTCCGTGAAAATCATCTCCGTCTAGTAGATCAGAAAAAGATAAAGTATAACTATTGTCTGTTACATCTGCTACAAAGAGCCTACCAAAAGCTGCTAATACTTCATTACCTGCTGGTGCTGCGGTTCCACCGTCAGTTACAGCTACAAGTGTAGTGCTACCTGCAACACTTACTAATGCTGCATGACCACGCTGAAAGAAATAAATGTCGTTGTTAAAACTAACTATCTTCCAGTTGTTAGCTGAAATAGAGTAACCTCCGGGTAGCGTTACTTCAGATAGTGTGCTTGTACCTGTAAATATCTTGTTGTTACCAGCAGAGAATACTATCTTAGTGCCATCTCTCTTGACGTATTCAAAGATAGTCTCTATGCCAATACTAGACCCTAAAGGTGTAGCACTGCTTGTTAGCTTCTTTAGACCCTTACGCGCTGCAATCCTGCCGAACTTGTCAATAACAGCATTTTCAGCGATAGACGCAAAAGCAGGGTCTTGTGTTACAGGAGAGTCCTGTGTGTTAAGACCTTTGAAGCCGGGAGCACCTATGTATATGTTTTGACGTTGCTCAGCCATTAGGGTACTCTGTAGATAAATTCTTCAGGATTCTTGTAGGCATCTATTGCAATAGCATCCGATAAATGCTTGTCTGCAATTAAGAAATAATCCTGTGCAGTAGTACCGCCTGTCTCACCACGCTCTCTAGCCAACAAAGCTACAGCATTGTGGATAATAGCGTTCTTAGGTAACACTGTAGTGTCTGTATCGTTAGATAACTCAGCTTCTCTTGCAATAAGGTCAAAGCGCAAAGAGTACACTGCGTCAGGCTTAGGATACACCTGTACCTTAGTGTCTTCATTACTGTCTATACCACTGAACGTATAGGAGTCTGGAGTGCCTGTGACTTCACCAGAGATATAATATGCGTTATTAAACCAGTTAGGTGACTCATAGCGCATAAAAAAGTTTGATGTGTCATTGATAGCACTATATATTTTAACACGTTCTCCAGCGTTTGTCAAGCTATATTCTGTAGTATCGGCTACCGTAGGGACAACAATAGTTGTTCGTAACGTAGACCAGTCATGTGAATCTTCTACAATACGCTTAGCATCGTTTACAAAGTCACCTACCATTTTAGAGTAAGCTGTGTTAGCTACAGCAGATACTTCGTCTTCACGTAGCCGACGCAGTACCTCGTTTACTATTGTTAGATATTGCGTACTCATATGAATCCTCTAAATAACCCTTGTAGTGTAGGGGCTTTATAACTTTCGTATTGTGGCGCTAGCTCTAGTAACTCAGGGGCTTGATATGTTTTTCTAAAGTCATAGTCCTCAAAGTCAGGTGGTGTATAGCCTCCAGTGCCTCCAGCGCCCCCACCCATGCCAGCAAGAAGACCTAAGCCTAGCCCTGCACCTATACCTGCGCCAGCACCTTCACCTCTGCCTTGGCCCCTGCCTTCACCAAACCGTTGCTCTCCTAGAGCTTCACCAGCAGCTACAGCTTCTCCGTATCTAGCTTCTCCAGCAGCTACAGCTTCTGCTAAAGCATCTGCTTGAGCTTGAGCATCTGCTGCCCTAGCAGCTTCAGCAGCGGCTGCATCAGCTTGAGCCTGTGCTTGTTGTTCTGCTAAACGTGCTTCCGCTGCTACTGCCCTAGCTTCTGCTTGAGCAATAGCTTCTTGCTCTGCTGCTGCTTTAGCCTCTGCTGCGGCCCTAGCTTCTGCTGCTTTTCTAGCTTCTTCAGCTAAACGTGCTGCTTCAGCTTGTGCCTGCCTCTGTGCTTCTTCTTGAGCTTGTCTCTGTGCTTCTTCTTGAGCTTGCCTTTGTGCTTCAGCTTCTGCTTGTCTCTGTGCTTCAGCTTCTGCCTCCATCTGGGCAGTAGTGTCTTCAGCAGTAGTGTCCTCCAAAATGTCCGTAGGTTGTGTAGTCGTAGGAGGGGTAGGCTCGCTTGTAGGGGCAGTAGTAGCTACAGGTGTAATTGGTGGAGCTACTGTAGGTTGTGGAGCTACTGCTACTGCTGCTGCTAATGCAGGAACAAAACTAGAAAACAAAGAGCTAGTAATTGACCCCGGTGCAGCAAATGTAGGCTGCGGTACAACAGGTGTTACCGTTGCGCTGGGGGCAGAAGGAGATACTACAGATGTTGCTGGTGCTGATGCTGCCCCACCTGATGCTCCACCGCCACCTCCGGGCATTTGTGTTGGTCTAATAGGACGTTCTGTAATACGTTCAGGTTTAACTAAAGTCTCTAAATCTGCTTTAACAGTTGTTGTTCTTGCAGGAAACTGTTGAGTGGTTAGCTCCATGCCGCCGGGAGGAGTGGCTTGACTTTGAGAAAGTAAGTCTCCAGTTGTGCCATATCTTTCTAAATTTTCTACTGTGCGTAAAGGATTCCCTGATAAAAAAGCCTCTTGAGTTGCAGATGCTAAGCCTAAATTAAGAAGGTCTGGCCTTCCTCTGGCTGCTAGATAAGCACCTACGTTAAAATCAGGACTGTTAAAAGTATCTAAACCCACCTCTTGAATTACTTGATCGTATAACTCATAAACAGGGCTTAAAGCATCAGCGACTTCCCCACCAGTTAGTGTGCCAGTAACAGTGTCAATAACATCACGAGACACAGAAGTAGGGACAGTAGGGTCTCTAGGGTCAAAAGTTAACTCTGGAGCACTAGGGTCTATAGCGCCTGCTTGTCCTCCTTCGCGTAATCCTGAAATAGTATCGCCAGCAAAGGTTAAGCCGCCACTAATTAATCCTGCCTTTAGAGCATCCTCAAGGTCAGCACCCTGTATTCCTGCCGATGCTGCACTAGTAAGTGCGCTAGACAGTATGTTAGCTGTAGCTCCTTTAGCTCCTAAACCCCCTACAATTCCACTAGCCGCTGGCCCTAAAATTGCTGATAATGCTAGCGTAGGTAAAACACTTTTAGCAATATCACCAATACTGGGATCTTTTACTTCTAGTGTTCTAATCTCACCAAAAGTAAACGGATCATAAAGATATGTAGATCCATCTTTAGTTTGTCTTATAGGGCTTACATCGTACTTAGCATACAAAGACTGTAGCATAGGGTCACGCTTGTAAGACTCTATTAGAGCATCTTCGTAGCTTAGTCCTTCTACTGTCTGTAGATAGGGTAGTTGCTCAGACAGTATAGGCTCGACAAGAGAATGAAACTCCGCTAAGCGAGCTTTAGATGTGCCTGTGTGTGATTGAAGATTGCCTCCAAACCTGCCTAAGTTTTGTTCAGCAGGTGTTATTTCATACCCATAGTAATTACTAAGGGCAGAAGCAATATCAGATGTATTTTGTAAATTAGCAATGCTTGAGTAAGCAGAAACAGCAGATTCCTGTGTTGCAGGTGCTCTAAAGTTTCTTAGGTAATCAGGAGCATCTACTTGAGAAAAATATGTGTTTCTATCAACACGTATTGTATCGGAAGGTGGAGGCCCACCAGCTATACCTGCTTCTCCGCCTACAATATCAAAGTCAGAAAAAATGCCAGACTCAGTACGTAACGTATCTCTAAAAATATCATCGTAGTACTGGTCAACTAAATCAACATCATCAATGTCAAAGTAGTCAGCACCTGATGACAAAGCATTCTGGTAGCTATCTATAGCACTCCCTAAACGTGCGTAGCCTTGAGATATTTGACTAACTGAAGGCGCAGAGGTAACTGTAGGTCTTGTGCCGCTAGTAATTCTTGGGCGTGGAGGAGCAAGGCCAACGGGCAGTTGACTAAGATCTATGTCAAAGTAAGACTCTGCCACTTACTTCTTACCCCAAGCAGATACGCTCTTGATGCCAAAGCTAGCAGCAATAGCAGCCGCTAGGAAACCTTTGTAGTAATCAGGCATAGAGCCAAGAACAATAAAACCTTCTTGTACATAGGGCACCATGCTGGGAATAAAAGCACCTATTAGAGGCAAACTGAGTATTATAGCGAACCATTCGTCCTTCCAAGAGGACTGTGAAGCAGCAGCTTGTTGAGTCTCCCAGTCTGCATCCGCTTCAATACGGCGCATCTTAGACTCATGTACTGCTTGTTTTTCAGCAGCTTTATTTTTAAGGAACGTACCGACTAAGTTAGAAACAGGCCCAATTAACGCTTGCCACATGATACTCTCCTTATAAATAAAACTAGGGGCCACCGTAGCAGCCCCCAGCTAAACAGTTGTTACTTAGGAACAACCAAGGTCAGACCTGACTCAGGACGCAGTACAGCAACGCCATACAGAGTATCTGAGGTAAACAGGTTAGCAAGAAACTCTTGCTTGTACTGAGTCTGAGAACGTACTCCCAGTTGCTCAGCCATTACAATTGCATCCTTCTGGAACAACAGCGCACCCAGAGAGTCTACAGCAGAAGCAGAGTTATCAGCAGCAGTCTCAACAACAGGGCAGTTGGTGCTAACAAATACGTCAATGCCGTACAGTTGACCAATCTGACCATTAGTGACTTGACCGTTGTTTACGAAGTCAGAGCTTACGTAACGATCAATACCCATGATGGTGTTGCGAACTGAAGGAGGAATGACGAAGCAACGGTTTTCCATTGGTACGTCAGCATCGTCCAGCTTCTGAATGATGCCACGGAAACCAGCGTCGGTGAATACGTCAGCAGGAACAACCGTGTCAGCAGTGTAGGTAGACAGGCCACTAGAGGCATCTACGAAGAACGTACCAGCATTGTTTAGGTAAGTTGTAGAGGACGTACCTGAAGTACCAAGGCCAGTAGCCAAAGAGTGCAGGTCAGTGTCAACTTGCTTAGCCAAAGCGTAGCCAGCATCTTCCGTGTAGAATTGACGCAGTGAAGCCAGAGCTTGTACGTCGGTGATGTCTTCGATCAAGCGAGAGTATTCAAAGTGCTTGTTGATTGAGATTTGAACTTCGCTTTCCGTAGCGTTCTGTACCGTTACAGCAGTGTTCTCTGCTTTAGCGTGTGCATCACCACGGACAGGCTTAGGCACATGGATCGTATCGCCCTTCTTGCCAGCCATAGACATCTTCTTGACAAGGTTTGCCAAGACAAGGTTCTTCTGATATGCAGCAATAATCTCGTCACTCCAAATTTCTGGAATGAAAGTAGCTGCACTAGTGTTGTCAACGAACCCGCCAGTTGCGGGATATGTGGAATCAGTCATAATAAATATCTCCTAAGATATACTATCTGACCCGTTTCTCCGCATATGCCTTCATAATTTCAGGTTGTAAGGCAGCGTAGCGGTCAGGGTCTGTTTTCATAAGGTTAATAATGTCTGCGCGTCGGTAGATCTTCTTAGGGGCTGACTCAGTGCTACCACTGGCATTACCAGTAGAGGCTGTCTTAACTGATTGCTTACGAGCTTGTTGCTCTACAGCGGCAGTCTGTTGTACGATGTTTTGTCGCTCTTTCCATAAGTTAAATAACTCATCGGCGGCTTCGTGATCGTACTGTTGGTCTGCTGCTACAAACAGTCTAGTCCTGACCTTAGAGGCTTTGATCCATTCAGCAAAGTTAGCATCTTGTAGTATCTGCTGCATGTCAGGGTGCTTACGTTGTAGCTCCGACATAGCAGTACTATGCTTGTATTGCTGAGTGAGTGCTTCAGCTTCCTTAATCTTAGGGTGGTTTTGAATCGCCCTATCTACAGCCTTATCAGGGTCTGTAAACCAATCTACTTCTTCGACTTGTTGGGGTGCTTCTTGTTGATCTTGAGTGAGTTGAGTCTGGATATACGTATCAACAACCTTACGTAACTCACCTACTTCAGAGCTTTGTCGGCCCAATAGCTTTTCAGCTTCTTGGTGCATCTGTACAAGTTCTTCAGCAGACTTGCCTTTGTACTTGTCGGGAATCTCAGGTTCCTGTGGTTCAGGAGTTTCCTGTTGCTCCTCAGTAAACATTTCTAGTTGTTGTTCGTCTTGGTTATCCTGTTGACGCTCAGGTTCAATAATCTTAGCCATTATTAACTCCGTACCTTAGTATTGTGGAGAACTTTATTATGAAGGTTCTCTAGGAGGATTGCCTTCTTTCGTATGCCATGTGTGATTCTCTCTTTCTAGCCCACTTAGCATGTGCATCAGGGAAGTCACCACTGATACCTTCTAAATTAGAGCGTACTGGAGAAATTACACGCTTTGCGTCTAAGCCACAACTGCACCTAGAAGTTGTGACATCAGACTTTACTAAATCTTCAAACAGTTGTCCACAAGGACATCTAAAGTCAAACAGCCTCATCTAGAGCTTCCTCAGTGTCTTCACCTGATTCTGCTTCTGCATGAGCGTTATCAATTTGTGTTTCAAGATTAAAGATTGTTGCTAGGATAGCTAACTGTCCTTTGCGAAAGTTCAAGTTATCATTATCCGTAGTCAATTCTACTGAGTTGATCTGTGCAACATTACCTTGTAAATCAGAGATTAGCTGTTTCCAGCCTTCTGAACGAAACATCGCAAAGTAATTGTTGAAGTAAGTTTCTAACTCTTGAGTCATTGTATTTTACCTTTGTTAAAGAATACTTTGTACGTAAAGCACCTATACATTATATCATACTTTTTCGTATTTGTCAAGCGTTTTTTTAACTAAATGTTTTTATTACTATAGATAATGCACCAATTGCAATCGCAGCGCCTACTACAAACACAAGAGAGCCTATTGCAACTTGCTGCATTAGTATTTCTCTTTCTTTCTTCTTACGAGCTATAAGGCGCAAGTGCTGCTGTCTAGCTTGCTCTTGTTCTTCCTTAGCTCTTTTGAAGGCTTCTAAAGTCTCAGGGTCTGCTACAAGAAGTAGATCGTGAACGTCCTTCCAGTATCTTTCATAGCTTTTTTTAATCTGGGTGAGCTTCAAAATCTCACTCTGACTAAGAGGCTTGAATGTACTAGCCTTACGCTTTACTTCAAAGTTTGTTAGGGCTTCACCAAAGTCACTAATAGTACCCATAAGCTGCTGGATACCTTGCCCAGACTCATTAGCTGTCCTTATGAGTTTATTCAAACTCGACAAGATGGCTGAAGCGGCTGCAACCGATTCAATTATCATTATCGGCCTCTACGAGTACCTGTGCGTTTCTGTTGAGTCATCGGCTTCTTTTTCTTTTTGCCGCCCATTGTTTTTTTACCGTATCCCATACCGTATCCGGGCATAATAATCTCTCCTGTAGACAATTAACATTTCCACCTGCGTCTAGCTTGTCTAATTCTAGAGTTAGGATCGTTCCTAGTTTTAGCGGAACTTCTTTTTAGCTGCCCTAGTGACCTAGCACAGTAAGATTTACGTCGCTTAGCAGCTTTACTACCTGCTTTAACTTTACCTGTAACAGCAGTCTTTAGCTTACTGCCGGGGTTAGCGGCTCTGTAAGCCTTAACGCCTTTCTCAGTCATGCCTGCGCCAGACTTAGTAGAACGATAGTTACCGCCTTTGCCTGTAGTCTTGCGTATAGGTTTTGCTCGTCGTGTTGCCATAATTATGCCGCCTTTGGTGCTGGCTTTTTAACCGGCTGCTTCTTGGCTTCTAGCTCTTTGATTTTAGACTCTAGTTCTTCAAACTTCTTGTTAACTTGATCTACAATCTGCATTAGCTCTGTGCGTGTAACTACCATCAGTTTATCCTTGTCTCAGTTGGAGGGGTTGCTGTTGAGGTTGATTCTTTAAGTCAATCTCTTTTTCTTTCAAGAATGTCTGAGCAATCTTCATTCGACGCTCAAACTCCTTGTCCTCTTGGTCTCCTGCCTTCAGGTTAGCTGTGACTGCCTTAATCTGGTCAATCTGTAGCTCCTGTGGTGCAAGCTGTGTTTCTACAGCAATCTTCTGCGCTCTGGCTTCAGATTCCTGTGCCTGACCGTTAAGTGCTGCTGTCTGAGACTGCTGGAAAGCCATCTGTGCCTGTGCAGCCGCTTGTTGCATCTGCTGTTGCTCAGCTGTAGGCTGTGATGCTTGCTCTGCCTGCTGTAGCTTAGCCATTAGTTCTTCACGGTTAGACAGGTTCATGTTGTCAATGATTGACTGAATTAGCGTGTTGTACAATGGAGACTCTGCTGGCATGGTTTGCAACAGTTGCACAAGTTGTGTTACTTCGTACTCACGAGCAATGATGCCCAAGGTAGACGTAGTGTTAAACTTGTAGTCTTTGACAGGATAGTTCTCAGGATCAAACTGCATGTAACGACAAGCAGCCATTTTAACAAATGGAATCAGGAAGGACTGTTGAAAGTTAATCAAGGTGCGCTTGTGACGCTTGATGATTGCACCAAGGGACATGCTAATACCAGCAGCCGTAGCGTCACCATTGATACTGCCGGGAATACCAGCGGAGTCAATAGCGCCTGTAGACATCTGAACCATTTTCTGTAGTTCTGCTGCCTGTGCAAAAGTAATCTGACTGACTTGACCAAAGTTGAATGGATTAAGCACAGTCTTAGGGTCGCCATTGGTTAAGATGATCTTACCGGGGCGCACCTCTGGCCTAGAGCCTCTAGGAAGCCGTGTAGCGTCCATAGCCATCATTGGATGCACGGTTAGGGCTAGGGCATCAATACGTGCCCGTAGCTCTGTATCAAGCGCCTTCTGGCTGTTGTAGCCTTTTTCACACACACCACGGCCCCAGAACCTACCGGGAACTACATCCCAAGGAAAGGCCACTACAGGACGATCCTGCATCATGTACGGATTAGCTTCTGCTTTTAGCAGGATGCCTCCATTAGCCACAACCACAATAGCTTCGACGTAATAGCTTGCATCTTCGTCTTTCTCTGGCTCCTCTACTTCAATGTCTGCAATGTCTTCATCATCGTCAAGCATTGCTTCCTTTTCGCCAATCTCCAAGAGGTAGCGAGGTACAAGACCGTAGTACTTAGTTAGGCGTACCTTGTCTTCGTCGTAGCTTGTAAGGTCTTGGTCTGGCTCTAGGTCATAGTCACTAGCCGCCTGACCTACGTACACGTCCCTGTAGACACCTTCTTCCTGTAGCTGTTGTACCTTATGTCGTGGCACAAACTCGTCTACAGCGACTCCTACAGCGTCCTGTATGGTGGTTGCTACAGGATCAATCAAGAAGTTCTGTGGCATTACAGGGCGCAGCTTGACTACTGTGCGGTCTGTGACGTTTACCCCTACTGCCTGTAGCTGTCCATCCATGATAGGCTGTGTAGCAGGAGCCATTTCTTTGACTTCCTCTAGCACTACTTCAGCTACACCAGTGCCAAATACTGCACTGTTAATCAAACATTCGCCTACTTGCTTGCGAATCTGTGTTTTTTCAAAGTCTTCATGCAGTTTTTGCCGTAAATACACGACATCTTGCGACTCAGCATCGCCAAGTTCGTCCGTAATATCAAAATACTTGCCTCTACCAAAGGTGGCCTCCTCAATCTCAGCTACACTAGACTCTACCGCCTGCTGTAATGCAGGGGAAATAATACGTGAACGCTCACTTTTGCGCTCCATGTCCTCTGCTGCCCAGATTCCACGCCACAAACGGTAAAATTCTTCAAATCTTTCCGCATAATTAGACTCATAGTGGTCTCTCCACGAGTCACACTTAGCCATTACCCAGTTTTCTAGGTGTTCATCGCTAGATAGAACATCGTTGTCGCCATAATCCATACTGTTTACCCTTAACGTGAGCGTTTAGTCTTAGAAGCAATGCGTTTAGGCTGCTTACTGTGCTGTTTACCGGCTTTTGTGTCTTTTCTTTTCTTTCTGGTGGTAGCTGCGTACTCTTTAGCCGACAAAGACTTGATTGCTTTTTCTGGTAAGTAACGCTCACCTGTAGCTTTTGAGCCTTGAGTGCTAGGTTTTCCTGACTTTGTACGCCACTTCTGCTTAGTCCACTTCTTTAAGGACTGTTGTGACTTAGAAAGAGCCATTATTTAGCTCTCTTTTGTGCAGTCTTGCTTAGTTCTTTGAAGTGATACAGGCGTTGGCTTGTCTTGCCATGAGACTTATGCGTATGCAATTGTCCGTTTGGCATCTTGTGAGTATTGCCTTTCCATTCTTTGCCTTCTTTGGTATAGTGTGATACACCCTTCATTATTTGTATCCTCCACCTTTGGCTTTGTACTCTTTTGCAAGCATCTGGGCTTTTCTCGCACTCCATTGTCCGGGCTTACCACCCTTGCCACCTGCTTTGATTTTATTAAATAGGTTCTTACGCATAGTGGGCTTGGTGTAATTACCGGCTTCATTGACTCTTGACTTAGATTTAGGTTTTGTAGGCATGTTAATATCCTGTTACAACGTCCAAGACTTCAAGATCATCAATCTCAAAGTCATAACTGTAGGCTACTTTAGCTAGTTGGTCTGTGTACGCAAAAGCATCCACAAGGTCATCATGTGTCAAGGGGTCAGGAAACTGAAACAGTTGATCTAAAAACTTACTGTTCCACTCACCCTTGCCCAAGGTAATCTGACCGTTCTCAAATCTACCCTGTAGTGCCCACATGATTCTGTCTGTTTTCTTACGGTTGCCGTGGGTTAGTTCTTCTACAACAAAGAATCTACCGTACTGCTTCATCATGTCCATCAATGGTGACATGACAGCTTGCTTAGAAATACCACGCTCTATCCCTACGCTGATGGGCCTGTAGTCCCGCACAGCCTCAAATATCTTCCTAGCTGTCTCCGCTAAGTCCCACCTACCGTGTATGATGTTCTCTAAGTGCCAGCCGTTTTCATTGACCTTCACTACTGCAATTGCAGATTCATCCAGCTTAGAGTTTTTAGTTCTTTTCTTACTTACGTCCTCAAAGCCAGCCAAGTCAATACTGATGTAGTAGTCACCTATGTCAGGTGTTTCATCAAACACAACCCAGTCTTCCTTAAACATCTCTGAGCCTCTAGCTTCAAAGGATGCCATAAACTCTTGACGGAAGGCATAGGATGACATAGACTTTTTAGCTAGGTCAATCTCGTCTGGGTCTAACAACTCGTTGTCATAGCTTGTAAAGTGCCATGACTCATAGGACTCATCGTCACCTAGCTCTGCGTATTTGTACAGGTCGTAGAAGTGATTACGTCCCATAGGCGTACCAATAAACAGCGCAGCGCCCTTTTGGTCAGCCAAGGCAGGTCTAAGGATTTGCTCAAAAACCTCTGGCTTCATGTCTGCGTACTCGTCCATCACTAGGAACTTTAGTGATACACCGCGCATGGTCTCAGGTCTATCGGCACCTTTGAGGCTTATGGTTGCACCGTTGACCAGTTTAATCTGTAGGTTGTTAATGTGACTAGAGGTTACAACAGGGTGCGCTAGCTCCAATAGTGTTTGCCACATGATGTCTCTGGCCTGTCCCTGTGTTGGAGCTACATAGAACACATGGCCTTTGTCTGCCTGTAGAGCATTGACTATCAACATCCATGCTGCTAGTCTGGACTTACCTGTACGTCTACCGGCAGCTACAATCTTGAATCTGGTGTCGGATGACCAGACTTCCTTTTGCCAATCCAGTAGTTGTATGTTAAGATTAGTCATAAAACCACTTGACTACATACTCATCAAGATCTTTTTCCTCTACACACTCATACTCTACGTCTAACTCAGGATCACCGTCCCAGTTTAGATCTTCTTGTTGTGCTAAAGTCTTTAGGTAGTCTTTGTTAGTACTCACTAACATTTAACTATACGTCCACATTACAGGTGCATCAGTAGCCCTAATATCTACATGCACAAAGCCACCAGCTACACCAATACCAGTAAAGCCTAACTTAACAGCATTCTTTACTATAGTGTACCTTTGTAGCCCAGAGGATACAGCTATGTCTGCTGCAATACCCTGTGCATGTGTACCGGGAGTTTTTTTCTTTAGTTCAATAGGATGGTCAGGTGATCTATAGCCACTTGTGATTACAAAAGGAAAACCACAGTGCTCTCTAAGCTCATCTAAGGCAAAGATTAGCTCATCCTCAATTTCATTCTCACCTGTTTCTTTACATACAAACTCATCCCTACTAAAGTACTTAAACATCTGTGTATTCTCCTTCTATAGGGTCATTAGGTGTAACATCAGTCTCAACTGAGCCACTACCTATACCTGAGATTGTAATGGATACTGCTGAGCGCCCACCGGCACTATCTTTCTCAAAGTAACTCAAGGGCAGCATACGATCCATAACTAGCTTCCAAGCTGCTGCTTGATTCTTATGGTCATCATTTAGTGCTGCATCAAATATACTATCTAGTACTCTACGAGACTTAGGACTAGCTAACATCCTAGCTTTATACTCATTGATAATTGAAGCATCACCTTTAGGTCTACCTACCTTACCTCTAGAGCCAGTAGTTTTCTTAACTACCTCATCTTTCCTTGGTCTACCTCGCTTACGCTTAGGAGGATCATCTTGATTATCCATAATGTATTTACCTTAAGCTATCTAAGAATACCTATTTATTATAGCATATTTTTTAGCATTTGTCAAGTACTTTTTACTGTTATTTTCTTGACTTGATCTAAGTTTCTATTTCTCTTGTGTATTCAAGAGGTTACATAAGTTAGTAATTACTTACTTTTTTATTATTTTACTGTAGTTTTCTAATTTTTACTTTTGAGAACCTGAGTGCCTACTACAATAATTAACAGCAGCGCCAGCGGCCCCCCGTACCTTTATTGTTAGCCCCATGTCCCAACAGTTAGTCTTAGGCGCACAACAGAGTACAACAGTTAGACTTAGGCGTACCACTAAGCCCAACAGTTAGACTTAGGTACGCTAAAGAGTACAACAGTTAGACTTAGGGGCGCGAGGTAGTCTAATGGTTTGCTTGAGTGGACTTGAGAGAACTTGAGAGTGTGAGAGTCTATATAGTACCCAATAAGTGCATAACTATGTCTAACTACTGTCTAACTTGTGTTGTCTTTAGATCCTTGCGTTTGTGTTAAGACGCTGGCAAAGTTTATCCCAAGTCAGAGGTTGAAGCCTTCGGGATCAATACCTAGCTTGCCTTACGATCCTAGGGTCGTGATAAGGGGCAAGCCAAGAAACGCCAACGCTTCTGACTCTTTGCATAGCCTTAAAGCGACACGCAATACACTGGCCTAGGACGGGGCGCGCAGCGGCAAGATACTAGCAAAGACTTCCAAAGCCTAGCCGTAGGCTTATCTAGTAGACCGAGAAGGCTTCTTGTGAGCCGGTGCTAAGGTCTCAAGCATTACGGCAAGGCTTACTGGTAGCCTTTAGAGATAGAGGTTAGCAGTAAGTTATAGCGGAGGTTTGACATGTTCACTTATGAAGAACTATCAAGGGTAGCGCGAAAGTATTACCCAAGAGAGGAAGGCTATTGTGCTGTCATTGCTGTATCAGTAGCGGCGCGAGTACCCTTCGGCAAGGCCCGTAGTTTGCTACATAAGAAAGGGCGCAAGCAAGGCAAGGGCACTAATCAAGTGTGGACTTACTCAGTCCTTAGAGACTTAGGTTATAAGCATAATCCTTGGGTATCTATGCACCACCCTTGGCCCAAGACCTTAGCCACAGCAACTAGGGTACTGCCAAAAACAGGAACATTTTTGTTACATACAAGGGGCCACATTAGTTGCGTGCGCGATGGTGTCCTAGAAGACTGGGCAGCGGATTGTAAGAGCCGTAAACGCATTCTTATGATTCAGCAAGTAACAGAGACAACAAAGGAATAGTGCCCCATAGATGGCCCTTGCATACAGGGGCCATCAGTGGCAGCATTAGCCAATTACAACACAAAACAGGATCAATCATGGCAAAACTACTAGGCGCAAAAGTAAAAGTTAAATCAGCACCCAAGGTTAACGGTGTTGTACTGTACGAAGGCCCAAGCGTACTTGATGGAGCACCAATAGCCGTTATCGCTACGCTCAAGTCTTCCAATGTCAAAACAGGCGACATGGTGCAGACGTGGATCATCCGCAGCGACATGCACCCTTTAGAGGCTTTAGAACTTGGCGCTGTT